GCAACCATTAAGTTGGCTAACAACTGCTCAACAACCTCTGTGCCTAAGCGTTTGGCGCTGTTTTTTACCAACGTGCCACTGCAAAACTTGTCGTTTGTTGGCCTAACGATAGACATGAACGGATTAAACAACCGTATTAGCCCGTCCGCTCCGGCATCGTACAATCGTTACAACCAAGCCATGATTCACGTTACCGGCACGATTGCTGGCGTGGCGGCTCGATGCGATAACGTTGTTATTAACAACTGCAAGTTTCTTAACACCGCAGGAACTTCTTGCGTTGTGATGGCGCAGAGCAACAGCGCGGGCATCACGCTTGGAACTAATTGGTCAATTACCAACTGTTTGTTTAGCAACAACGGTATTGACACCGACGATCACAGCAGCGTGTTCGCATGGGCGGACGACGTTGTTTGCGATAACAACATTTTTACCGCTGACACCATGTTCCCAAACGGAATTTCGGGCAACAGCGGCACGTTTGTAGGCTACGAGGTTCACGGCGCCAACCAGCGCTTTACCAACAACCTTGTTAGCAATTACTGGCAAGGCATGTGGGTTGCGTCCAACCTAACTTCAGACGCTGACAACATCGTAATTGCCAATAACACGTTTTCGCCCGTTAAGTGGTATGCCATTGACTTTTTCCGCACTAGCGCAAGCGAGTCGGTTATTAGCAAGGTGTTGATTGAAGGCAATACGGTAGGCTTAGACGACACGGTTCCGCCCACGGGCGTTGTGCCGACGTTTAAGGCGGCATTTCAAATTGCCTCGTTTTATCAAATCCGCGACGTGCAGATTACAAACAACATCTGCTCAAAAATCGGCAGCAACATCCCGTCTATCGGCATTTTGCTGACGCCGCAAGGCAACGCTAACCAAGCGCACCAAAACATCGTTATCCGCGATAACTACCTAACCGGGTTTGGCACAGGCGTCGGCACGTTTATTAACGCAACTAACGGCATGGGGCCGGTTGAGATTAGTAACAATTACGTTCTTAATTGCTCTGATGCAACGGGTTACACAACTCCGCAGGGTATTGCTATTGGCCTAAGCGGCGTCGCTCCGTTGGCAACAGCGTATGAATCGCTGTTTATGTCCAACAACACGTTTATTGACGACCGCGCTGTCAAGCAGATGGACTTTGGCATCCGTCTTGACCAAGTGACCGTAACCAACCTAAACGTCCAGCGCCAGAAATACCTGGGCATGGTGACGGGCAACTACGCCGAAGCGTCCACAACTGTTACCAATCGGTTTGGGTATTACGAATTTATCTCGTTTACCCCCGTTTGGAAGTCCGGCGGCTCGGCAATTACGTTGGGTAACGGCACTCGTAACGCGTCCTATACGGTTGATGAGAAGCAAGTTACGATCAACGCCACACTGGCGGTAGGGTCAACCACCTCCTTTGGCGCTGGCATTATCACGCTTGACTTGCCGTTTACGACCAATGCCAATGCGCTTCAGTACATTGGCAACTGGCGCATATTTGACGATAACACCTCGACGTACTATTTCGGCGGGGCGGTGTCAGTTAACAACGACACTGGCGTCGGGCTGCAACTAAATAACGGCAGCAACGTGACCGATACCAGCCCAATTACCTTTGCTGCGGGCGACATAATTAGCCTGCAAATGACCTACACCCGAGCATAGTTGTTGCACGGGCGCAACTTGTAAGTTAAAGTTTGACCGTACTGATGCGGTTCATCAGGTTTCCGTAAGGAAGTTTATGTCGGACGAAAACCAAGTCCCTGAAGTTGTAGCGGCAGAGGCCGTGTCGGAACCCGAGGCTACGGCAGCCCCGGAAACCGTAGATGCTACCCCCGAGGTAGCGGAGCCGGAGAAGACTGAACCAAAACTCTTTACACAAGATGATTTGGATAAAGTCATTGATAAAAGACTAAGGAAAGCACGTAAAAGTTGGGAAAGAGAGCAGGTGCTAAAGGCGCAATCGACCCCGGTTGAGCCAGCCGCACTGCCTAGCAGAGACGAAGACCCCGAGGCTTATGCCGAGGCTCTGGCCGAACGCAAAGCAACGGAACTCCTCGCCCGACGCGAAGCAGAGCGGGAGCAGATGGCTCTCTTAGAGGCGTATCACGAGCGTGAAGAAGCGGCGCGTGACAAGTACGATGACTTCGAGCAAGTCGCGTACAACAACGCACTGCCGATCACGACTGTGATGGCACAGACGATTCAGGCGTCAGATTTGGGGCCAGATATAGCCTACTTTCTGGGGTCTAATCCGAAGGAAGCCGAGCGCATTTCCCGCTTACCGCAGTTCCTTCAGGCTAAGGAAATCGGGAAGATTGAGGCCAAAATGGCCGACAGTCCTGCCCCGGTTAAAAAGACTACCAGTGCGCCCCCGCCTATTAAGCCTGTCACGGCAAAAGGCACTGGCGCTCCGGTCTACGACACGACAGACCCACGGTCCATTGCGGCCATGAGTGCGTCAGAGTGGATCGAGCGCGAGCGTCAGCGACAGATTAAGCAGTGGGAAGCGCGTAACCGCTAACATCTTTTTGGAGACACTTTCGTGGCTAATACACTTCTTACTATTGATATGATCACGAGAAAGGCTCTCGAAATCCTCGAGAACAACCTTGTGATCACCCGTAACGTAAACCGCCAGTACGACGATTCGTACGCTGTTGAAGGCGCCAAGATCGGCACCACGCTGCGTATCCGTCTGCCGGACCGCGCCCTTGTGACCGACGGTGCCGCCCTGCAAGTTCAGGACGACAACGAGCAGTTCACGACCTTGACGGTTGCTTCGCAGAAGCACATCGGCGTCAACTTTACGACCGCCGAAATGACGATGCAATTGGACGACTTTGCCGAGCGCGTGCTGAAGCCGCGTATCAGCCAGTTGGCCTCCAGCATCGACGCTGACGTTGCCAACTCGTTCAACAGCATCTACCAGTCGGTTGGTACTCCGGGCACGACTCCGGGCACCTCGCTCGTTCTGTTGCAGGCGCAGCAGAAGTTGAACGAAGCCGCTGCTGGCATGTCGCCCCGCTACGCCACCGTGAACCCGGCTGCTAACGCCGCGCTCGTGGAAGGCATGAAGGGCTTGTTTAACCCGGTGTCTACGATCAGCAAGCAGTTCAAGAGCGGCTTGATGGGCGAAGGCATCCTCGGTTACGACGAACTTGCCATGTCGCAGTCGATCAAGCAGTTCACGACCGGCAGCCGCACGGGCACCATCACGGTGAACGGTACGGTTTCTACGCAGGGTCAGGCGACCATTACGCTCAACGGAACGACGGGCAACACCCTGAAGAAGGGCGACGTGTTCACGATTGCTAACGTGTTCGCTGTCAACCCGCAGACCCGCGAATCGACTGGCTCGCTCCAGCAGTTCGTGGTCACTGAGGACATCACTGCTGCTGCCAGCGCGTTCACCAACGTGAAGATTGCTCCGGCGATTTACACTTCTGGCAATGCGCTTGCGACGGTGGATTCGTTCCCGCAGAACAGCGCCGCTGTGACGTTCTTGGGTGGCGCTTCAAGCCAGTACCCGCAGAACCTCGTGTATCACCGCGACGCGATTGCGTTTGCCACGGCTGACCTCCTGCTCCCGCAGGGCGTTGACATGGCTTCGCGTCAGGTCCACAACGGTGTCTCCATGCGCGTTGTTCGTCAGTACGACATCAACAACGACCGTATGCCGTGCCGTATCGACGTGCTGTATGGCTACTCGGTGATCCGTCCGCAGATGGCTGTCCGCCTCTGGGGCTAATGATTAACCTATCTTTTTGGAGTAACTAAATATGGCACTTCCTAATGGTTCTGGTGGTTATCAAGTAGGCGCCGGTAATGCTGCCGAGCCGTTGATGGGCGTTCTTAACGCCGTCACGGCTTACGCTGGCTCGACTGGCACTATTGCTGTGGCTGACCTTGAAAACGGTGTTTTCTCGGTTGATTCAGGCGGCACGGACGCCGGCACGTACTCGTTGGCGGCTGCCGCTGACGTGGACGACGCCGTCAGCAGCGCTCGCGTGGGTAGCACGTTCGACTTCTTTTGCATCAATCTCGGTGACAACGGAGCAAACGATGTGACCTTCTCGGGCACCGGCTGGACGTTTGTGGGTTCGGCTGTGGTTGCTGACGGTGCGTCGGGCCACTTCCGCGCTCGCAAAACCGGCGACGCTGCTTGGACTTGCTACCGCATTTCGTAATAGCAACGCCCTCGGCGGGGCAACCCGCCGGGGGCACCACCTAAAGGGGTATTGATATGCCTAATACACAGGCGATTGGTGTTGCTTTTGCGGATCAGGCGATTATCAACGGCTCGCTTGACTCGGCCACGCTCGTTAATTCCAACGTGCGTAGCGGATTCAGCGCAGCGCAGCAGGGGGCAACGATTGCTACGACTGGCAACAGCGACGTGTTTGTCGTTGCTCCGGTGTCGGGCGTTTTGTCGGCTGCGTGGTTTTCAGGCGTTGATGCGTTGGCTGCGAGTAATACGGACTACATTACGTTCTCTATCACCAACCTTGGCACGTCTGGTTCGGGCACTGCAGCGATGCTGGCGGCGACCGATGCCAACACCACCAAGTCAACGGGTGGCACCGCTTTGACTGCTAATGCCCGACGCGTATTGTCGCTGAACGGCACAGCAGCCAACTTGGTAGTGGCAGCCGGTGATCGTCTCCGTATCCGCGCTGCGGCAACGGGCACGCTTGCCAACACTGTCACGTTCCCGGTCTACATGCTCAACTTCAGCGTTTCGTAATATGTCCAATATCTACCTTCGCCACCCCAGACATGGGGAAAAGATTGCTATCTCGTGGATGGAAGCGAGGGAAGATATGGAACAAGGATGGGAGGAGTTTGACCCCTCTGATCCTGATGAGTCTGAACCCTCGGCGTCGTCAGATGTGGCGGCGCTGGGGGATTCTCAGCATAATGCGTTGAGAACGCGTCGCCGCCGTAAGGAGTAAATCATGGCTACAACTGCTGCCGATCAAATCAACGGCGCGTTGCGGCTGATCGGGCAGTTGGCCGAGGGCGAAGTCCCCTCTGCGGCCACGTCGCAGGATGCCCTCACCGCTTTGAACCAGATGCTCGACTCATGGAGTACCGAGCGTTTGGCTGTCTACTCGACCCAAGATCAGGTCTATAACTGGCTGCCTAACGTCCGCACCATTACGATGGGACCGACCGGCGTGTTTGTAGCCGAGCGTCCTATCCTGATGGACGACGCCACCTATTTCCGTGACGCCTCGACCAACGTGTCGTATGGCATCAAACTGATCAATAACCAGCAGTACAACAGTATTGCGGTTAAGACGGTAACGTCTACGTATCCGCAGTTGATGTGGGTCAATATGACCTACCCGGACGTAGAGATCTATATCTATCCGGTGCCGACCAAGGTGCTGGAGTTCCATTTCGTGTCGGTGCGCCCGCTGGCAACTCCTGCGGCGCTAGACACTAATTTGGCGTTCCCGCCGGGATACCTGCGGGCTTTCCG